GAAGAAAGCGCGGGTCTTCGATGATCCCGGCTTTGACCTGCTGCGCGCGGGTGCGGAGTTTCCACCAGATTGAATTTTTGTCATAGATGCCGGCGGTAGTGATAACTAAAACAACTTGCTGTCGGCGGGCATAGTCCGTGCCGGATGTCAGAATTTCGTAAAGGTCGCCGTTGGGGTGTGCGTGGATTTCATCAACGATAACACACGAGGGCGCAACAAGTCAAGGCCGGGATCATCGAAGACCCGCGCTTTCTTCCTGTCCTGTATTTGGCTGATCCCGAGAAAGACGATCCCGCAGACGAGGAACTTTGGAAGCGTGTCAATCCGTCCCTGGGGCAGATATTCACCCTTGATAAAATCAGACAGGACTATGAAGAGGCGAAGAACGATCCCGCCGACTTCCAGAACTTCCTCCGTTTTCGGCTTAATATTCCCATTAAAAGCCTTTCGCGGTTTATTCCTATGGACAAATGGGATAATTGCAATGCACCTATTGACCTGGAATCGCTTAAAGGGCGGCCTTGCTATGGCGGCCTTGACCTTGCGTCTAAAAACGACCTAGCGGCATTTGTGTTGATTTTCCCGCCGGTAAACGAAGGTGATCCGTATGACTGCCTTGCTCACTTCTATTGCCCTGAAGAGGGGATCTTGAAACGCGCGCGCGTGGATAAGGTGCCTTATGACATTTGGTCGAAGCAGGGATTTATCACGGCCACGCCGGGGAATGTAGTCGATTATGACTGGATCAAGAAAGACATATTCGAGGCGGCGAAATTATACGACCTTCGGGAAATAGGCTTTGACTCATGGAACGCCCAGGCCACGGCTACGGATATTATGAACGAACTGAATCCGTCGGGATATGACGGCGGCTTTCAGATGGTGGAAATGCGGCAGGGGCCGAAGACATTCAACGAGCCGATGAAAGACTTGCTGGTGAAACTCATGTCAGGGCAGATCAGGCATGGCGGCCATCCAGTATTGAGATGGAACGCGGATAACCTTGTGGCGCGTAAAGACGCAAACGGGAACTTCGCGCCTGATAAGGAAAAGGCAGTGGATAAGATAGACGGCATGGTCGCGATGTTTATGAGTTGGGGGCGGGCGATGTTTACGAAGGGCGCTGTCATCTCCATTTACAACGACCTGACAGACGAACAAATCAAGCAAAGGCTGGCATTCTAAGGAGAAATCATGGGCGAAGTTAAGAGATTGTTTGGAGGCAAGGAACCACAGATGAAGACGCTGGCACCGGGGCAGCAGATTCAGGTTGACTTGAAGAACGCGACGCCGAGGGTATGCGATTGCGGATGCAAGTATTTCATGCCGGTTATTGCCGTTTATACCGTGTCGGCTTTGGTGTCGCCTACCGGACAGGAATTGACCGCACAACAGCCGGTATTGATATGTAAAGACTGCGGGGAACTTTTGAAATGACATCATTGCCGAACAAAGAACTGTTGCGTGTTGACGAAGTGGCGGCTTATTTTTGTGTCGCCCGGTCAACGGTTTATTTATGGATTGAGCATGGCATTTTAGTTGCGGAAAAGTATCGCGGTGTTATTCGCGTTCCGCGTGAATCGGTTGAAACGTGCCGGTTAAAAAATAAACTTACACCTTTGGAATAACAAACTGTCCGATGCTTCCATATAGCACATTATTTTCCATCCGTTATTTCTAAAAATCTTAATCATAAGATATTCTGCAATCACAGAAGTTAAGTTTTTGCACTTACACTTATGTGAGACGAATTGAATTTACTAAACAGATTCAAGCAGGCCATCGGTTACTTAAAGGCGTTGGGGTTAAACGACCCTAAGGCGTGGTCTTCGTCTATCTGGAATCTAGCGGGCACGTCCGTTGCCGGTGAAACAGTCACGGAAGAAACAGCCCTAACCAATTCAGCAGTTTACAATGCAGTCTCTCTTATCTCCGGCACAATCGGCGCTCTCCCGCTTCACCTCATGCAGAAAAAAGGCGACAAGAAACGAATAGCCGACGAAAGAACGGTTTATAGCGTCCTGCACGATTCCCCTAATCCCTTCATGACAGCCATGGCTTTCCGTGAGGCTATCATGGCCCACGTTCTGCTGTGGGGAAACGGCTACGCCGAAATCGTCCGCAATGGCTACGGTGAAGTTGTTGAACTTTGGCCGATCACGCCGAACCGCGTTTCCGTCGGAATGGAAAGCGGGAAGGTATATTACACGATTAACATGGGAAACCAGCCGGATGTTGTCCTGCCGCGTGAAAAGGTTCTGCATATTCCCGGCCTCGGCTTTGACGGATTCCAGGGTTATTCAGTCGTGGCGATGGCCCGCAAGTCATTCGGCCTCGGCATGGCGATGGAATCTTACGGCGCGAAATACTACGAAAACGGGACGCATCCCGGCGTTATCGTTTCCCATCCCGGCACATTAAAAGACCCCGCTAAACTTCGGGAAGCCCTGACCTCGGCTTACTATGGCCTTGGACAATCCAACCGCCTTATGCTGTTGGAAGAGGCGATGAAAATTGAACGGGTGACAATCCCAAACACGGACGGGCAATATTTAGAAAGCCGTCAATTCGCCGTGACAGAGGTTGCCCGTTGGTTTAATCTGCCCCCGCATAAAATCAAAGACTTAACCAAATCATCTTTTAACAATATCGAATCGGAGCAGATTTCGTTCGTAACCGATTCTATCCTTCCGTGGCTGGTCCGACTCGAACAGAACTACAACTTACAGATACTCGACAAGTATGACCGCGATCTGTCCGGGCGCGGGCGATACTACTTCAAACACAGCGTTGAAGGTTTGTTGCGCGGTGATGCAGCCAGTCGTGCGGCGTTTTACACGGTGATGCTGGATCGTGGCGTTTTCTCAATCAATGAAGTGCGTGAACTGGAAGACAAAGACCCGGTTGAGGGCGGCAACATTCATCTCGTGCCGCTGAATATGACAAGTCTTGAATATGCCGGTAAGCCGCCCGTTGCTCCTGCACCGGCACCGCCGGAGAAAGGAACGGTACCAGACGATACACAAGGAGGGAAAAAACCATGAAGAAATGGTTTGAGATTATCGATAAGGCAGAGAGGGCGGAAGTTTGGATTTATGAAGAGATCGGCGAGGACTTCTGGTCGGGCGGCGGGATTACCGCAAAGGGATTCCAGAAGGAACTATCCGACATCAAAGCCTCACAAATCGACCTTCATATTAATTCTCCCGGCGGACTTGTCTTTGACGGAATAACGATTTTCAATTTACTTAAACAGCATCCGGCGAACGTGACCACTTACATTGACGGACTGGCGGCCTCTATTGCCTCAGTCATCGCGCTTGCTGGTGACAGGGTGATCATGGCCGAAAATGCCCTGTTCATGATCCATAAGGCATCCGGCATGGTGTACGGCAACTCCGACGATATGCGGGACTTTGCTGAAAAACTGGATAAAGTTAATTCCTCGATAGCCACGACCTACATATCCAAAACCAAAAAAGACGAAAAGGAAATCGACAATCTGATGAGCGCCGAAACGTGGTTGACGGCCGACGAAGCCCTCGAAATGGGTTTTGTCGATGAAGTGGCCGGTGAAATCGACATGGCCGCCTGTGCGAAGTTCATACCCATTATGGCGAAGGCGGGATTCAAGCATATCCCGAAAGATATAGCAGATAAGAAAAGTGTACCAACGGCTAGGGAAGCGGAAAAAGCCTTACGGGACGTGGGCTTTAACCAAAAACAGGCCAAAGCAATTCTCTCGGAAGGATTGAAGGACAGTCAGCGGGACGTTGACCAGCCTTTATCCGATCCACCTCCGGTAACTCAACGGGACGTTGAACAACCGGAAATTATGCAGGGCGGGTTATCCGACTTGACCGCGACATATTCTAAAAAATTATTGAGCAAAAAAGGAGATTAAAAAAATGAAGACAGTCCCTCAGTATAGGAAGGAAATAAAAGACGCTATGGATCTCGTTTCGGCCATCACCGCAAAAGCGGCAACCGAAAACCGCGATCTGACGGTTGATGAAGTCAGTGGAATCAACGAAATCAACGCAAAAATTAAACAGACCCAGGACATGGTTTCGGCATTGGAAGACAGTGAAATTCTAAATGCAGCCATGAATGCGCCCGCAGCGCCCGTTACAGTGGAACGCAGACCGGCATTGTCGGCAGTGCAGGCGGACAAGGAGAAATTTAAAACCATTGGCGAGCAGTTGTTCGCAGTCGTCCGGGCGGCACAGCCCGGCGGCCATGCTGATCCGCGTCTGTTCAATGCTGCAACCGGCCTCAATGAATCCACGCCATCCCAGGGCGGATTTCTGGTTCAGCAGGATTTCAGCAACGAGTTATTGCAACAGGTCTATCAGACCGGCGTTCTGGCTCCCCGTTGCCGCAGAATGCAGATTTCCAGCAATTCCAACAGTATTAAAATTAACGGCGTAGATGAGACTTCCCGTGCATCAACTCGTTTTGGCGGCGTGGTTGGATACTGGAAAGATGAAGCGGCCCTCAAGACAGCCAGCAAGCCGAAATTCCGGCAGATTGAATTAAACCTCAAGAAGCTGATCGGCCTTTGCTACGCGACCGATGAACTCTTGCAGGATGCGGCGGCGCTCGAATCTTTCATCCGCAAGGCATTCCCGGCAGAGTTCGGATTCCTTTTGGATGACGCCATCATCAACGGAACTGGCGCAGGGCAGCCCCTCGGCATTTTAAATGCCGGTTGTCTTGTTTCAGTTACGAAAGAAGGCGGACAGAAAGCGGATACTTTGGTCTGGGAAAACGTGGTCAAAATGTATTCCCGCTTATTCGCGCAGTCCCGGAATAACGCCGTATGGCTTATCAATCAGAACGTGGAACCGCAACTCATGCAGATGAGCATGGCAGTCGGCACGGGCGGCGTACCGGTTTATTTGCCCGCTGGCGGCGCGACGGCTGCACCTTATGCAACCCTGTTTGGGCGTCCGGTTATTGCCATTGAACAGTGCCAGACATTGGGCGACAAGGGCGATATTATTTTCGCAGACCTCGGTGGATATATCCTCGCAGAAAAGGGCGGAATTCAGGCTGACATGAGCATTCACGTTCAGTTCGTTTATGACGAATCGGTCTTCCGTTTTGTTATGCGTGTGGATGGTCAACCCGAAAGAGCATCAGCACTGACCCCCTATAAGGGCAGTGATTCCCTGAGTCATTTTGTCACGCTGGATGCGAGAGCCTAACCCATAACCGGGGAGGGCTTACCTCCCCATTTTCAAGAAGGAGGATTAACATGAGTGGATTCAATTTAGCAGAAGCGGGGCATCTGGTTCAGCTTTGGGAACCGGCCAATCATACATCGGCGGAAGCAACAAAAGTTATTAGTATGGAAAACTACAGTCACCTGACCGCCATTATCAGTTACGGTGCGACACCGGCTGCCGATGGTCTGATCCTGGTCGAGTCCTGCGACAACCTGACCCCGACGACCCACACGGAAATAGTCTTTGATTATTACGAGTGCATCGTTGATTTCGAGGGAGCGCTCGGCGACGTGATGAGTGTCAAGAAGTCAGCGGCAGTCACCGGCATGGTGCCGACGGCAGTTGCAAATATTATGTACATCATTGAATTGGAAGCGACGCAGCTTATAAGCGGTCATGTCGGATTCAGATTCAGTCAGGCAAACCCCACGGGTGATTCGATCATGTCTGCCGTCGCCATCCTGAGTGGTGCCCGCTATAAGTCACCGGCAACACCGACTGTTATCGCGTAACATCAACAGGGGCGGGGTGAAATTCCCCGCTCCATTACATGGAGGATTTTAAAATGAGTGGAAATTTCAACGAATCGACTCGAGACATGATTAGCAACATGGGGCTCGGTCTTCGGGTGGATAGAACGGCGGCGGCTCTTGCGGCAGCCACTACCCCGTATTTCACCGTAACAGGTGTGATCCAGGTAATGGCATTATACGCAAAAATAACCGTTGCATCCGGTGCGAATGCTTGTTCGTGGAGTGTCA